CGCTCGCCCCATACTTAATGTAGTACGAGTTGACATCTTCCCCATCAGGGAAGTTAATGATAGTTACCGGGAGCTCCCTCGAGAGCGACGTTGCGAACTCTTTGCCCGGCTGGTCTCCGTCTGCGAAGACGTATACTCGCTCAAAATCAGCAAGCAAGCGACTGTAGTGTTTCTTCCAACTATTCGCACCAGGAACACCGACGCAAGGAATGCCCACACAAGCACTAAGAGTAAGAGTGTCCAGCTCGCCTTCGCAAATAGCAATGTAATCGCCAGCACGTTCAATGTCAAGAACATTGTACATCTTAGTGTCAGCTCCCGTAAGCCCCATATACTTCGGCTCAACGGCTGGATTAAGACTACGGAACCTGAGATCAACAACGCCAGACTTAGTAACATAAGGGATACTTAACCTTCCTAGATAGATTTCGTGACCAACTTCAGGCTCCACGACTACGCCTAATCGCGCCAGACGTGCTACTTCCATTGTTATACCTCTGCTTTTGAGGTAATCTTCTGCCTGATAAATGCTTTGATTGTACTTCTTCGAGGCTTGTCCCAGTAATTCTTTCTGCGATTCTCTTTGCTTCACGAATGTCTACCCTTTCTTGTCCTGCAATAATCTGTAAACTATTTCCCTGTACTCCGCAGGCAAAACAGATAAAGACATTGGTGTCGAGGTTGGCAGTTCCACTTTGATGTGTGTCTCCGTGGAATGGGCACTTGAGATTTGCTTGCCCGTGTCCTTGTCGAAGCTTTGCTCCGTAGTGGATAAGAACGTCTCTGATACTCGGAAGGTCATTGTCTATATTCCCCTTACCCATTGATCCAAGTCTTGTATAACCCACGATTTTCCAATCCCTACGCCTCGTCGCTTGACTATAACGAAGGCAGGAGGAGCTTCCCCATTTCCCCTTGCCTTCGCATAGTTCCGTGCCTCAACCTGCGCTTCTTCCCAAAACACAGGTAGATCTAGTTTCTTTCTGTTCTTCAACTCTAATATGTAAAGACCAGCTTCTTCACTCCTGACAACAAGGTCACCCTCATCGTTAACTCCAGCCTTAGACAAGCGTTCAGCGGTGATGCCGTCCTGCTGACGCAACCACTTCATAACATCAGTCTCGAACTGTGCACCCTTACGCTTGTTAGCAGAACTCATACGTTCTCCGGAATATCCTCGACGAACATATACTCTGGGTTGAAGGAGATCCACGTCATTAGCGTTCCTCCAGCATCTGCTCTGCCATATCTATTCTTGACAGGTGCGACACCCATACTTGTTCCAACAACTCCCAGTGTGCATATAAGTGCAGGTAGTTGTGCAACCTTACCCTGTATGGCACTACGCGGTTGACAAGGGGTGCCAGGAACAGCCTCGCTAGTGTGATGCAGTACAAGTATTGCAGCATTCGTAGCACGAGCAAGATACTTCAACTCCTTCATAATCGCACGCATAGATGCGAACTCTTCGCCACCATCTGTGGCAACATCCATCAGATTATCCACAACAATCAGAACAGGTGGGCAACCCCACAACTCTTCGAATGCCTGGACTTCTTCATCAATATCTTGAAGGCTTGGTGCTGATTCAAATGACCACACAATGTGGCTTGACCTAGCAAGGGTAGCCTTCGTCCAACCAACATCGTTAGCAAGCATCTGCTCGACATCGCCTTGTGACTTACCTGAAATCATCGAAGCTAATCGCATAGCCATTGTGTGTGCATTGGTATCTGCGCTGATGTATAGCGTGGGAACTTTCATCTTGAGAGCTAAGGCTAGCGCCAGGGTGGACTTACCCACCCCAGGCGCAGCAGCGAACATCGAGACTTCGGAGCGACGAAGAATAATCTTATTCGACTCGAAAGCCTTGAAGCAGGATGGAAGAGGCTCTCCACCTATACTTGCTCGCCCAACAGAGCGGACAAGTGTTCGCATTATATCTCCTTAGTTAACTGGTTTGCATTGATCTGGTGTGCCCTGCGGTGTGGGACAAGCCCAGAACGCGTATGGCTTACCAGTATTCTTACTAATGCCTGAGCGGTATATCCTTGCCCCGTGCTTGCAGGTCGGTGACGCTGTACCTGAAGCTTCCGAAACCGGGGTTGGCGGCGAGGATGGCGGAGGCGTTGTGTTTGTAGTGGAAGTTGGCGTCGATAAAGGGGTCGCGTGATACGCTGCACCTACCAACTTCGCAGTCGCTGCAATCTGTGTGGCATAGTCGCCAACACCTTCAAGCAGGATACTCATCTCATCCACCGTATTAGCTCGGACATTTATCATATCTCCGCTTGGTGTCTTGTATGAGACTTGCACTTTCCAGTCATCATTGTTTGTCATTGCTTTCCTTTCGTGGTGAACTGACAGAACTCTGTCAATCCACATCTATTGCAGTTGTTTAGGTTAGGTAAGAATATCCCAGACTTGCGTGCCTTGTCGAAGTTCGACACCAAGTAATCTATCATATCTTCTGTGTAGATTGATAGGTCGATCAGTTGAGTAGTCCCAGACTGACGTGCCATCCAGTATGCGCCCCACTTGACGTCAATGCCAAGTACCTTCTTCAACCCTGCTCGGTAGAATCCAAGTTGCAGGGAACTGGACGGTGTGTTCTGTGAAGTCTTGAGGTCAACCACGACCAACTCCCCATTCACTTCGAACACTCGGTCGATAACCATCTTGACTGGCACGCCAGCAAACTCAGGTGTAAGTCCCAACTCAATAGCAGGGACATCGCCGTCCCTCCAGATCTTCCAGTCAGGATTGTTCTGACGCCACTCGATGTAGCCCTTGACCCACTCAGGTCCGGTGCGTGCCCAGAACTCAGCATCTTCCTTGTTAGGATTAGCTTTAGTAGCACGACCACCGACTCGAGCTTTGCTCAGGTCAACATCTTTGGTCAGCGAAGCCCACTCAGCATTGAAGAGTTTAGTTGCTTCGATCAGTATGGAATCAGCTGGTTGCACGGTCATACTCCTCAGTCGCTTGGTGGAACGCAGAGCCACCGAATGACCAGACGGAAGGTTCCTCAGGGAACTCCATCAGTCGTCCGAGGTAGTACATATAACCGCAGTCAATGTATGTAGTCAGTGCAGAGTAGGATATATGTTCAGGTATCCTGTATCCTGATAGTTCAATAGTCATAAACGTAGTATGACACAGATGTAATCATATTGCAGGTAATAATTATTATATATAATTATAATTATATATATTTATATATATGGGCCCCTATAGGGCCCTAATTATAATTATATAATTATATATATCGCAGGTAAACTGACCCCGAGAATGACGAAAGACCCCCCTTCCTTGAGGTGATTACCTTAGGTCGGGGGGTTTCGTGGCTCCTAGAGGCCTTCTAGGGCTTTTTAGGGGGTATTCTGGGGACTACTTACGGCGTCCGAATTCCTTGGCTGATGGGTCTAGCCACTTGAGGACTGGTCCGAGGAACCCAGCGAGGGCTGCGGTGCCGAGAACTTTGAGGTCTGTCTCTCCTGCTAGGTAGAGTGCGATGGCAGCAGCAGCTGCAGCACGGAACCAGGTGAGAGATACTTGCTTGAGTTGTTCTTTCATTAGTACTCCTTTGGACTTGGTACTTCCTTCTTCATAGCCTTGACTTTGGTGAACTTAGATTTCAAGTTGTTCCATCGCTTCGGCTTACCTACCCAGGGAAACCAATCGTAGGTGTCCCAACCATACCCATCTTTGATGGATATATGCAGGTGTTTCATATGAGGATTGCTCCCCTTGTATGCGGAAAGTCCATTGTTGAATGACCAGATGACACCTTGGAATATCAGATAACTGACTCGTGGGTCGCGCTTGAGTTCTTTGAACATCACAGCGCAGTCAACGCCATTCTTAGGATCGTGTGTTAAGTCTACGGCATAGCCGGTGTTGTGGTCAGAGTTAGGATTCTGCTTGATGTGGGCTTGTGACGGAAGGAGTCCATCGGAGGCTTTCTCTCGCTTCGGCCACAGAGCTGTCGCTTGCCGGAGTACTGCGATTGCAGCAGGAGTCGCTTTCTTTGCAACAGGTTTCATTCATCATCCTCGTCCTCAAATAGATCATCGTCTGGGATATTAGGGCTGATAGGAACCAGCCAAGGGTTGTCTACGATACTCATCGAGAAAGTACTTGCTTCACTAGGTCAGTCAGGAACTCAACCTTTTCGTCAAGTCTTTCGACCTTATCTTTGATACTCGAACCGCCATTGGGTTTCAATTCGTTGAGGTAATGTTTGACTAACCATCTCACTGCTGTAATTACTCCAGTTACGATGGTCATTACGGCTACGATTAATCCAGCCCAATCAGCGGGTGACATTTCTGCTCCTTATACGGTTCTAATGGTCATAGTGATAACGCCACCGAATCCACTGAATCGCTTATCGGGTGGGGTTTCACGGGTGAATGAGATCTCTTCGATGATTACCTGCCTAGATTCTCCAGTAGTGAAGTCTTGCCAAGTGAGTACGTCACCGTCTTCTTCTACGTTCTCAAGAGCAGCTAATCTGTCTTGCGCCCTACCCTCGTACCCAGTCTGGACATTGTATCTGTCCGTCTCGGTATCGAAGTTGAAC